GAGGAGGATAAAAATGACGATACTTAATATATTAGCGTGGGTAACTGCAATTATATCTATAGCTTCAGTTATAGCAGCAATAACACCTACACCTAAAGACGACCATTGGTTTAGTTACTTATATAAAGTAATTGATTGGTGTGCATTAAATGTTTTAAAAGCAAAGGATAAATAAAATGAGCTTTTTTAAAAATATATGGGATAAAGTTACTGGTACTGAAAGGATAAAAGTAAGAGCCAGAAACAAAAAAGGACATTACGTAGCTGATGATAAATCAACACCTAACGTTAATGAAGCCTACACCGTAAAAAGAGTTAAAAAAACTGAAGTTAAATAAACAGCATGGAAAGTGCTGTTACTCTTATACAAGAGGTTGGTTTCCCTATTGCTGCTGCTATAGGTTTAGGCTGGTTTATATATAAACTAGTTATACGTATAGTGGATGGTATGGAAACTAAACTAGATACTGTGGATGAAAAAGTGGAGGCACAGATATCTGCTATTGAGGAAAGACTAGGTACTAAACTAGACTCACAACACGGTATATTGGTAGCGTTGATAGATAGGATAAGAAGTTTAGATAATGAAATAATAAGGCAGGATACATTAATAAAAACTATTTTAGGAGTACCGCAACTTATTGATAGTAATAAAATAGCTAAGGCTGACAGGGATGATCAAAGAAAAGACTGAAAATATTTGGGTTTATAGAGTAATGGGTCTACTTAGTATTTTCTTTTTTCTGTTAATTCTAACCAACCCTTTATGGGCAGACACTATAACTTTTAAATTTAAAAACCCTAGCTTTAGTGGTTTAAACACTAGTTCTCATTACCTTACGATAGAAAACCAAGAGTTCAACCGTAAAGAAGCACTTAAAGCTGAAATAAAAGCTTTACAAGAACAAATAGAAAGAGATAAAGAAAACACTACTCTAGCTAGATTCATAAGGAATTTAGAGAGTCGTATCTACGCTCAGCTTTCAAGACAGTTAGTAGAAAATTTATTTGGGGAAACACCTAGTACAGAGGGTACTTTAACCCTTGAAGGCAACACTATTAAATATAGCGTTGTTGACGGAATAATAACTTTAACAATAACAGATGCAGATGGGAATGTTACGACTATATCTTTACCCGTTGGTAATTTTACTTTCTAGTTGTAGCCTTACGCCTGTAGATAAAAGTCTTACAACTGCTGAAACTTTACCAAGTATTTTACAAGCACAGTCTGAGGAGCTGTATAACGTAGCGGAACCTAAAATACCTATAGTCGTAGCTGTTTATCCTAATAGTTTCACCGATCAAACAGGTCAGCGTAAAAGTAATAGTGAGTTCGCTTTATTTAGCACAGCTTTGACACAAGCTCCTAATCATTTATTAATACGTTCGCTTAAAAATGCCTCAGGCGGTAAGTTTTTTAGAGTAGCTGAAAGAGTGGGTTTAGATAACTTAACTAAAGAACGTCAGTTAATACGTTCGGCTAGAGAACAAAATGAAGATAAGGACGGGGCTAAACCGCTCATGCCTTTATTATTTGCTGGTGTTTTAGTAGAGGGGGCTGTGATTGGTTATGATACTAATACTAAAAGTGGCGGTATAGGAGCTAGATATTTAGGCATAGGCACTAGTAAACAATATAGAATAGATAATATTACTGTTTCTTTACGTATGGTTAGTGTAGCTACGGGTGAAGTTCTCATAGATGTTTTAGTGAGTAAAGAAATCTATAGTTACGGTCAATCACAAGATGTATTTAAGTTTATTGAAGCTGGTACAAAGCTGGTTGAAATAGAGATGGGTGATACTCAAAACGAAATAACTACTTTAGCACTTTTAAGAGCTATAGAGAGCGGAGTTTTAGAAATCATAGAAATAGGGTATGATAAAGGTTTCTGGGAGGAAAAATATGAAACAATCAATATTGATAAGCCTGATTGTGATGTTGACTGCATCGACGATATACGGGGCTGATAATGAAATACATGTTGACCAAAGTGGAGCTACAGCTAACATAGATTTAGAACAGTTAGGTTCCGGTAATATAATAGGTGGTTTAAATTCTGCTGCGGGTAGTTTAACTGCACTTGATTTAGATGGGTTAAGTCTAACACTCGATATAAATCAATTAGGGGACACAAATAAGTTTTTAGGCGACATACTAGGTGATAGTATCACAGGCTTTTTTGAGTTTGACGGTGATAGTAATACGTTTACTATTCAAGGCGACCCTACTGATACTTATGGTATAGACAGTTCTAATTACAACGTAGACGTAACAGGTAGTACAAACACCTTTACTTTAGATCACGGTACAAGTGCTCTTGCTGCTACGTTAGATTTAGATTGGATTATACAGGGTGATGGTAACACTTTTGATTTTGATATAAATTACGACGGTGCTACTAATTATGTTGATGTTGACGGTGATAGCAATACAGTAAACTTTACAGGTTCTGGTTATGCTGGTGGTTACTTTTACCTAGATCAAACAGGTAACAGTAGAACTTTTAATATACAACAACTGAGTACACAAGATAATGACTGGCTCAAGATTATTTCTAACGGTAATAACGGTACTGTTTGCGTCATTCAAAACGACCAAGGTACAAGCACAAGCTGCTGATATTGGGGATATTTCTGAATTAAGAGGTAACGCTCAAATAGTAAGGGATAAATCTTATCAGGCTGACCTCAAATTTGCTATACAAAGCAATGATGAGGCTATTACCACTAATGGCAGAATGGCTATTACTTTTTTAGATGCTTCTACAGTAAAACTTACTGAACACTCACAATTACTAATAGATGAATATATCTATGACCCCGACCCTAGTAAATCAAAAATGTCACTTAACTTTGCTTTAGGTACAGCTAGATTTATAACGGGTAATTTAAACCGTATAGATAAACAAAACATAAAACTTAGCACACCGACAGCGAATATCGCTATACGTGGCACAGACTTTACTGCTACTGTTGACGAACTAGGTAGAAGTTTAATTATACTTCTCCCAGATGCTTTAGGTTTGTCAAGTGGTGAAATAGAGGTAGTTACCGCCATGGGTACTGTCACACTTAATAAACCCTATCAAGCCACAACAGTGAACGTTTTTGAGTCTGCTCCCAGTAAACCAGTTATATTAGACCTAAGTTTAGAAATTATAGATAATATGTTAATAGTTACCCCCCCTAAAGAGGAACAAGTATTAACAGAAGAATCTAACGTAGTAAAAACTAATAATTTTTTAGATTTTAATGATTTAGATATAGATTATTTAGCTGAAGATTTTTTAGATGATAACAGTTTAGAATTTACAGAGCTAGATATTAACTACTTAGATGTTAATTTTTTAGAAGATTTACTAGACATACTAGACGTACTATCTTTAAAAGAAGAAGAGGATCAATTAGCTTTAGCTACAGGTGTTAATATAACCGGAACTTTAATAGGTCAAGACGCTAACACACAAATAACTACATTAATCACAGGTCAAACTATAAGCTTACGTAGAAAAGTAAGTGAAACTGCTAGAGTCGATTTAAACGTAGAGGGTAGTTACACAGTTATATTTATACAGGATGGTGTCTCTAATACAGTTAAAATAAACGGTGGTGGTGACTCAGTCATAACTATCAAGCAGAGCAGTTAATATGAAAAAATACATAATACCATTATTAATACTATTAGCCTTGCCACTACTTTTTAAAAGCACACCCACTGAAATATTAAAACTAAAAACATTTGATGCATTAATAAAAATACCAGAGCCTAGTGGTAACTTCGTAATATTAAATATTACTGAAGAAGATATTGAACGTGAAGGTGGCTATCCTTTACCTAGAAAAAGATTAGCGGATATACAGCTAGAACTATTAGGTGAGGGGGCGTTGGGTGTAGGTTGGGTAATTAGTTTTCCTCAAGCCGATAGATTAGGTGGTGATGAAGATTTTGCTAGGTCTTTAGGTTATGCTCCCAGCGTTTTAGCTACTTTTGAAACACCTAATAATCTATACCCTAAAACTACAGGCACAGTTATAAAAGGTCAAGATGCTGGCGGTATTAATATTGATGGTGTAAAAGAAAATTATTATAAATATGATGACATACTTCAAGGTATGGCTATAGCTCCAGTTGAGGCTGATCAATTAGTAAGGAGAATTCCCCTGTTACTTAAAACACCAGACGGTTGGTCAGCTTCTTTTGGGACACAAGTTTTAAAATCACTGACAAACACACCTACTTACATTATAACTACTAACGAAAACGGTATACAAGAAATAGCAGTTAGAGGATTACCACCAGTTAAAACTGATAGCTTAGGGCGTAAATGGATTAGTTGGGTTGATACACCACAAACAGATTTACAAGAAATGGACGTAAACGGTAAGTTTGTGTTTGTAGGTATAACAGCTAACGGCGTAATGCCACAGATTGCTACGCCAGTTGGTTTACTAGAACCACACAAAATACAGGCAGCATTGTCAGAAAGCGTTTTGATACAGAATAGTCCTTACATACCCGACTGGTCACTAGCTGTTGAGTTATTAGTATTATTAACTACGGTTACTTTGATTTGGTTTTTACTGATAAAACTAGGTATTACGTGGGGGTTAGTATTAAGCGTCCTTACGGCGTCTGTAACGGCTTTAGGGGGCTACTATTTAATTAATAAGGGTTTACTTATAGACGTTACTTGGACTCTTATTAGTCAGTTTATAAGCGGGGCTATAGCTTTTTACTTAAGATTTAGAGAACAATATAAATTACGTTTATTAATTAAAAAACAGTTTGAACACTACCTTGACCCGCGTCAAGTAAAACGTTTACAAAACAACCCTGATTTATTAAAGTTAGGTGGGGAAACTAGACGCTGTACGTTTTTATTCACTGACGTTAGAGGTTTTACTAATTTAAGTGAAAAACTACCACCCGAACAAGTTACTGAAATAATGAATAAAGTACTTACAGTACAAGTAGGTTGTATTCAGGCACATGGAGGTATGGTAGATAAATTTATAGGCGACGCATGTATGGCTATATTTAACGCCCCACTTGAGTTAGATAATCATGAACTAAGAGCTATAACATGTGCTCAAGATATACGTACTGGTATACGTATGTTACAAAAAGAATTATCTGAACCTATATCAATAGGAATAGGCGTTAACACTGGTAAAGCTGTTATTGGCAACATGGGCAGTGATACTAGGTTTGATTATAGTGCTATAGGAGACGCCGTTAATACTGCTGCCAGACTTGAATCAGCAACTAAAGAAGTAGGTGTAGATTTATTAATAGGAGAAAATACTAAAAAAAGTTGCGATTTTAAGTTAAAATTATTAGATCCTATTAAAGTAAAGGGTAAAAAAGATTATTTAAAAATATACACGGTATAGATTATGAAAGTAAAAGCACCCAAAGGCTATCATTTTATGAAAGACGGTAAGTCATTTAAACTCATGAAACACAAAGGCAAATATAAACCACACAAAGGAGCTAGTTTAAGTATTAACGTTCCTGTAATTAAAAAACACAAAAATGCATAAAACACTAACAGTACAAGATGTGGCTAAAGACTTAGCCGTTTCTAAAAAAGAAAACGCAGAACGTTGGAAAACTGCTTTTAACGAGTTTGCTGATATTAAACAAGAAATAACTTCTATAAACAATACTATAAAAATGGCTACGTTTGGCGTATTCAGTTTTATAGGGGCATTGACTATAGCGGTAGTAACGGTGGTATTATGAAAGGATTATTAAAAAATATAATAGGAGCTGTTGCTCCAACATTAGGATCAGCTATGGGCGGACCATTAGGTAACATGGCTATGGGTAAAATAGCTGAAGTATTAGGCGTATCTAACGATCAAAAATCTGTGCAACAAGCAATACAAAACGCTACACCAGAACAAATGATGGAACTTAAAAAAGCAGAGCAAGACTTTGAAGTACAAATGAAAGAACTTGACGTTGACGTTTTTAAACTTGAAACGCAAGATAAACAACATGCTAGAGGTATGTTTAGTAAAGATTGGACTGCTAGAATAATAGGTTTATTTACTATAGGTGGGTTTTTAGGCTACATATTTTTAGTAACCCTACAACCACCAGAGCAAAACAGCGAAGCATTAATTAATTTAGTGTTGGGTTATTTAGGAGGTTTAGCTAGTGCTATTATTTCGTTCTATTTTGGAGCTTCTCACTCCCCAGAAAAAGGAGACTAGTATGAATATATCAAAAGAAGGTATAAATTTAATTAAAAAATTTGAAGGTTGTAAACTTGAGGCATACAAGTGTGCTGCTGGTGTTTGGACAATAGGCTATGGCTCAACTAAAGGCGTAAAAGAAGGCGACACTATAACACAAGAAAAAGCTGAAGAGTTATTAATAAAAGATTTAAAAGTATTTGAAGAAGCTGTAAATAAAGCTGTTAAAAGAGCTGTAGTTCAATGTCAGTTTGATGCTTTAGTTTCTTGGACTTTTAATCTAGGAGCGAGTAATCTTAATTCTTCTACTATGTTAAAAAAATTAAATAACCAAGAATACGATGAAGTGGCTCCACAAATGAAACGATGGAATAAAGCTAACGGTAAAGTTCTTGAAGGTTTAGTAAGGCGTAGAGAAGCAGAAGCTTTGCTTTATGAAGGTAAGGAGTGGCACGAGGTTTAAATGGCTATAAGTAAAATCAACTTTAGACCTGGGATTATGCGTGAAGGTACAGCATACTCTAATGAAGGCGGTTGGTTTGACGTTAATAAAGTAAGGTTTAAAGCTGGTTTACCACAAAAAATAGGCGGTTGGCAAAAAGATAACTTAAACACTTTTCTAGGAACTTGTAGAGCTTTAATAGGTTGGATTGATTTAGAGGGTACTAAATACTTAGGCTTAGGTACACATTTAAAATACTATATTGAACTAGGTGCTACTTTTAATGATGTTACTCCTTTACGTACTACTACTAGTGCGGGTGATGTTACGTTTAGTGCTACTAACGGTAGTAGTTCAATAACGGTAACTGATACAGCACACGGAGCAGTACAAAATGATTTTGTTACTTTTAGCGGTGCAGCTAGTTTAGGTGGTAACGTAACCGCAGCAGTTTTAAATCAAGAATATCAAATAGTTAGTATTACTAATAATAATAGTTACGTTATAACCGCTAAAGATACTAGCGGTAGTACCGTTACGGCTAATTCAAGTGATAGCGGTAACGGGGGTAGTAGCGTAGTAGGAGCTTACCAAATAAACGTAGGTTTAGATGTATACGTAGACAGCTCAGGTTTCGGTAGTGGTACTTGGAACTCTGGTACTTGGGGCGGTAACACAGCCCTTACTGACTCTAATCAATTAAGGTTATGGACACATGATCATTTTGGTGAGGATTTATTAATCAATGTCCGTGGTGGAGGAATATACTACTGGGATGAAAGTGGCGGAGTCACTAGTAGAGCCGTAGAACTTTCTAGTTTAAGCGGTAGTAATTTAGCCCCTACTAAAGCTAGTCAGGTGTTAGTATCAGAAACTGATAGACATATAATAGTTTTAGGAGCTGACCCTATAGTAGGTAGTTCACGTAGTGGTACTTCTGACCCTATGTTAATAGCTTTTAGTGACCAAGAAAGTGCTACAGAGTTTGAACCTTTACTTACTAATACAGCGGGTGATTTAAGATTATCTGAAGGTAGTAAAATTATAGGCGGAGTAAAAGCTAGACAAGAAGTATTAATATGGAGTGATACCGCATTATACAGTATGCAATTTATTGGACCACCTTTTACTTTCGGTTTAAACTTAATCAATAATGCTAGTGGTTTAATATCGCCTAACGGGGCAGTGGTCGCTCCTAACGGTGTATTCTGGATGGGTTATGATAACTTTTACATTTATACAGGTAACGTACAGAAACTACCTTGCACCGTATTAAGTTACGTATTTGATGATTTAAACAGTAATCAGGCACATAAATTCTTTGGGTTTACTAATACAGAGTTTGATGAAGTAGGCTGGTTTTACTGCTCAGCTGATAGTATAGAGATAGACCGTTATGTAGTTTTTGATTACGCTGATAAAGTTTGGACTTACGGTCAAATATCACGTACAGCTTGGCTTGATCAAGGTACAGTAGATTATCCTAGAGCTACAGCTGATAATTATTTGTATCAACACGAGTTCGGTTATAACGATGACGGTAATCCTATGACTGATGTATTTATAGAAAGCTCAGACTTTGATATAGGCGACGGTGATCAGTTCGCTTTTATAAGAAGAATAATACCTGACGTTAGGTTTTTAAATAATAGTAATGGCGGTCAGGTAAACATAGTATTAAAAACAAGAAATTTTCCAGGTGAGTCACTAAGTACTTCAAACACTAACGCTATAAGCGGTTCCACTACGCAATCACACGTTAGAGCCAGAGGTAGACAAGCCGTAGTACGTTTAGAATCAGACGATGATGATACTAACGCAAACGATGATACAGGGTGGAGACTAGGTTTACTCAGGATGGATATACAGAATGACGGTAGACGATGAGTAAACTTTTAGCAACTAATTTACCATTAGAGATGGGCGATAATGTAACGCCTTTAACTTACAATAAATTAGTAAGAATACTAGAACTTAACTTGGGTCAGTTTGACCCCGATAATATTAGACAAATAGATGGAGAAACGTTAAATAAGGTAAATTTTAATGCGGGTAGTATAGTGTGGAACACGACTATAGAGGCTTTACAAGTGTATACAGGTAATAAATGGGAGAATA